CGAACTCGTCAACGGCGAGAACGCTGAACCCACCATGCTGCACAAGACCATGCTGACCGAGGAATATTCGGCTGACCTCACCTGGGGCAGCACCGACCTTAACTCTTCAATCGTGGCTGCTGACGTGGTTGCTTTGGAGACCTCTCTGCCTCTCAAGAAGCGTGATGTCATCACCACCGCTGCTGGCCAGATTCCCAAGTTGGGTATGAAGTACGAGCGTGGCGAGAAGTTCATCAGCGACATCAACGTGATGCGCTCTAAGGGTGTTGCCGAGGCACAGGTAGCAGCCAAGGTGCTTGACGATGTTACCAAGTGCATCAAGGGCATGGATGTCCGCAAGGAGATCATGTTTGAGCAGGCACTCTCTACTGGCGTGACGCTCATCAAGGACGGCACTATGTACGCTGGCAACGACGGCACAGGCATCCGTGTTGACTACGGCTACCCCGCAGCCAACTCATTCAATGCCGCCACAACTTGGGGCAGCAGTGGCTATGCGCCCATCACCGACATCCGCACCATGATTGATGCGGCTGACGCAAAGGGTGTGACCATCAGCCACCTGTGGATGTCCCGCACCGCCTTTGACGCTATACGCACCAGTGACGAGGGCAAGCAGCTTGCCGCCACCTTTGCAGGTGTTGTGGTAACGCAGACCAACCGTCTGCCCGTCCCCGGACGTGCAGCATTCAACGATGCTATGGCCGACGAGTTCGGTGTGACCGTTCATGTTGTCAACGGCTCGTTCCGTGAGCAACTGCCTAACGGCACGTTCAACACCGTGACCCCGTGGGATTCCACATCCGTTATCGGCACGACCACCGAAAATGTAGGCCGTTTGGTTTACGGCACTCTTGCCGAGGAGACCAACCCCGTTGCAGACGTGCAGTACGAGAAGAGCGGTACCCATGTGCTGATCTCCAAGTTCAGCGAGACCGACCCGCTGGTTGAGTACACCGCTGCACAGGCACTCTGTATCCCCGTCATTGACGGTGTAAGTTCAATCTTCAAGCTGACCACCACTGCAGCAGAAACGCCCAGCGGCGGTAACTAATCAGTAATCTACCATGACCGTAAACGAGGCACTTAGGAGCATCAATGCTTACCCGATTCCAGAACGCACCATCGTTGAGGTGTGCGAGCGCAGGGGACTTGACCCCTGCAGCGAGGCGGGTTTTTCAGTGTTGGATAGTAGCGACTTCAAGCTGGCGAAAGCCGACTTGTTGCTCTGGCTGTCGTATGCTCCTAACGTCTCGCAGGGTGGTCAGTCGTATAATTTCAGTGATGAGCAGCGCAAGCAGATGCGTGCCGAATCCGCCGGCCTTTTAGATGAACTGGGCGAGGATGAGGCACCAAAGATTCGCTACGGCTACAAAGGTTCTCTGCTATGATTATCGTCAACGGCACAATAGAGGTCAAGCGCAAGGATGGTGGCGGCATAGACCCAACTACAGGCTATCCTATCACCGCCACAAGCGAATGGGGAGAGTGTCTGCCTTGCCAGTACCTGCCGACCGAGAATAAGCAAGCCCGCTCGTTGGGTGAGGCGGTGACGCGCCGCAGTTATGCTATTCTGCTTGAGGGACATTGCGGGTGCTACCCGTGCATCAACGAGCAGATAAGGCTGCGTGACTGCTGCGGCAACATCATCGACGAGTTCAGCGTCGTATCCGTCACACCGCTCCGTGCGGTTGACCAAACACGAATTGATGTATGAGCGTGACGCTGCAAGAGGGTGCAGAGCAGGCCATGACCGAGGAAATCACGCAGGCCATGCAGACGCTTCACCGCAGAATCATCCGCGACCTGACGATTGCAGGCGAGGAAGCGGTGAAGAAAGCGAGGTCAATAGTCACCGCAGGCGGCGGTGGCGGTGTTCTGCCGCCGTACACCGTGCAGACTGGCAACCTCGTGAGCAGTGTAGGCTACGCCGTGGTACAAGACGGTCAAATCGTCACCATGAGTTCCTTTCAAGCCGTTCAAGGTAGAACGGATAAGAATGGAATCCCATTGGGTGACGGGCAGGAAGGCTCGGCAAAGGGGAAAGAATACGTCAAGGAACTGGCGGCGCGCTTTCCGCAGGGCTATGCGCTCATCCTCGTGGCGGGTATGCACTACGCATCCTACGTGCAGGAACTTTACCATCGTGACGTGCTGGTCAGCGGCTCATTGGTAGCCGAGCAGTTGGTTAGGGAGATTCAGGACAAGTTCAACAGGGAGAAATGAACAGGACAGGGACACAGGCACTTCAGGACGTGTATCAGTACATCAATGGCAGCGCACTTGCCGAAATGGTGAGCGGCGACGTCTATTATGCCGAGACACGACCACGCGACAGCAAGTTGGAAGATATCGTTATCGGCTACCTCGCTGGTGTGCCTGCCGACTTGCAGCAGATTGTTGTAAACATCAACATCTTCATCCCCGACATTGACCCTTGGAACAACGGCGTCCTAACTCCCGACATTGCCCGCCTTGCTTCGGTGGAACAAGCCGCAGCGGAATGGGCAGAATCGCTCAATGTAGGCACTACCAACGGCAACTACAATGTATCACTATACGACAACATCCACTCTGGCGAGGCGACGGGGATTGGGCAGCACTACGTTAATGTCCAACTCCGCCTCCGCTACTGGTCAAATTACGAGTAACCATTTAATCACTCAATAAACAAGTTAACTATGGCAACTATTTCCTGGGGTAAACCCAAAATTTTCATCGCACCGACCGGTGCTAAGATGTACGGAAGCGCTGATACCCTGCCCAATGCGTACAGTGCCACCAATACGCCGTGGCAACTCTTGTCCACTCCCGTTGAGGATTCCACGCAGTTGACTGGCACGCAGGGTGACAAGACCGAGGCCACCATTGAGGGCGGTGAGGCCGAAGCCACGAAGTTCAATGCAGCGACCTTTGAGTTGGCGATGAACGTGCGCATGGCACTTGATGAGGGTAATGTCTATCGTTTCCTGCCCGACTGCCTCTACGAGAAGATTGGCGGTTCTGGCACCGATGCGAACAATCCCAACCACAACAAGTTCGTCACCACCAACGTGGCTATCGTTGTTATCCCCGAGGCTGAGGATGCACCCGGTTTCTACTGCCCCGATGCGTCGGTCAGCATCATGGAGACCTACACCGCAGCAGACGGTGCGATGTGGGAAATCACCTTCGGCTTGAACGCTACGAACACGCTCAAGGCTGTGAACTTCGGCCAGTATCAGGCCACGAGTGCTTTCACCAGCAACAGCAAGTCTTACTACGCAGTCAAGGCTAAGATTGGCGGTGCTGCGTAACCAAGACAACCTTGAGAGTGCGTGCGAGATGCTCAAGAACGGCATGGACGAGCGTGGCGGTATGGCTTACCGCAACCAAATGCGTGACAGCCGTGGCCGCTACGGGTATTGATTACGGCTTAGTTCCTTAATCATGATAGAGTTTGGGGCGGTGGGCAACTGCCGCCCTTTTTAAAAAAAGCGAATAAAATGTGCAACTGCAACGACCTATCCAAATACGATTTCAAGTCACCCGCAATGCGGGCTTACCTCGGCACATACGGCGAACACTTCAGCAAGGAACTTTGCGCTGATGCCGTCTCAATGATGCGTGACCGAAACGGCAATCCCATCATCCCGATGCCGAAGGATGATGTCAAGGCTCTGCTTGACCGCAATGGTGTCACCCTGGAGCATAACACGCTCTACGATGCCGTGTACGTCCATGCGATGGCGATGGCCGACTATTGGGGCAGCAGCATCGATGATGAGGCTCACCTTGCCATGTACATCAAGGACTACATTGATGACCCTGACGGCTACGATGGCAAGGCGTTCAATCGCTGGTATGCCGATATGTGCAAGCAGGGCATCGTATTGGATTGGGAAGATTACGTTAGATGATCGCCAAGTGGATTGACATAGACGGCGGAAAGTGGCGCATCGTGGTCAACTACGATGTTACACCCGACGAGAGTGTTTGGATAACCAAGCAACTGCGTTCCGTCAATGCCCGAGAGAGTGACATAGACGATGCTCTGCGGCTCTTTTATGAGCCTAACAAGGCTTGTACCGTCAGCGACTTTGATGAGCGCATGAGCGTTGTCTGCATCGGCTGGACAACGAGCAGGACAGAATGGCACAACTCCATCGTCCATGAGATAGACCACGTTCAGCGCGACATCTGCGAGTATTATGATGTTTCACTTGGCGGTGAGACTGCCGCCTACCTGCAAGGCTCCCTTGCTGGAGAAATGA